TATATGAGGGTTGAAAAAAGCCACTGCACATGATGCGGTGGCTCATTTTTTATTTATTTGCAAGTACTTTACCCATATTGGTAATAGCTGCATTTACTTCCTGTTTCATTTCATCAGTTACATGAGTATAAATAGCAAGTGTGGTACGTGGTTCATTGTGGCCAACACGTTCCATAATTGCTTTTAGAGGAACATTAGATTCAGCAAGAATAGAAATATGAGTATGTCTAAAGGTGTGGGTGCTTACTGGTTTTGGGAAACCAAGTTTTTTTATAGCACGATTTACATAATGTAGATCATATGGCAATCCACCATCTGTTACAAAGATATAACCGAGGTCAGCAAATTTAGATTTCCATAATCGCCTTGCTTGATTGGCGGTTATAAAGTGATTAATAATTTGTACGGCCCTTGCATCTAATTTAACCTTACGGATAGAATGAACATTCTTTGGAGGTAATCGCATGGCAGGGTCAGAAAAGCTACCACGATTAGATAAAGTAGCGTTTACATCTATTTCCGCATTTTCTACATCGTAGTCTTGAGTGCGTAACGCTACCATTTCACCAAATCTAAGACCAGTTAAAGATTGAAACTCACATAATAGGGATACATGATGATTGATAGTATCCAATTGTGATAGTAAATCTTTTAGTTCATCTTTAGTTAGGAATTTAGAACGTTGTTTCTTGATGCGGTCTACATCCGCTACTGGCTTTTGTAATTCGATATTGTCTAAGAATGAAATATCACGAATATATTCCATGCGCCTAGCGTATTTTAATGATTGTCTAATAAGACTAAGGGCCAGTTTTGTATAGTTGTAGGAATACTGGCAAGCAAATTTATCAAACGTGCTTTGAATAATATATGGTGAAAGTTTAGAAAGTAATATATCAGCAGGAAACCATTTCATAATCTGTTTGTGTAGATTATCCATACTATATTGTGTAGATGATTTTCTAAATGCACGCTTTGATTCTAAATATTCAGATACAATATCATTCAATGTCATATCTTTTGCAATATTTGTATTAGTGGCCAAGTCAATTTTATTTTGTAATTCAGCTTGTGCGATTTTGTATGCCTGCCTACTATTACTAGTTAATGTAACAGATATTCTTTTTGTTTTACCGCTATAAGGATCTATATAACGTTCTTGAAATTTATACTTAGTAATACCAGCTTTGGTAGTTACAGTTTCACACCACATTAAAAATACCTCCTAGGCTAAAAAATGGTATAGTAAATAAGCCTTAGAGGTATGGTATAATAATGGTGGAGTAAAAATAGAGTACCTCTAAGGTATGATGTTTTTAATGGCCCTCACTGCGGTGGGGGCTTATTTTTTTAGGCGTATTTAATTAAATACATTAAACTCAAAAATATAAGATTTTTTGCGTTTAAGTCTGTGGATAACTCAAAAAAAGAAAGTTTTTTGAGTTGAGTGGGGTGGATAACTCAAAAAAAGGAGTTTATTTTAAATATATTATGTGGATAACTCAACTTTACATAAATATTAGCATATACTCTGACATTACATAGTGATTATGACTACTTCCAGGAAGATTAAAGTCATCTAATATGCCAGCATCAACTAATGTATTGATAAGATTCCGAGCAGTATTATAGGAAACACCGATTAGTTCTGAAGCTTTAGTTATAGTTAAGATTGGCGTAGCGTAAAATGCCTTAAATAGAGCTCTTAGATTTTCTTTGTTACCACTTAATTTAGTTAGTTGTTCATTGTGTTTATCTACTAATTCAAGTACTTGTTCAAATTTTTCACGACCAGCTTTAGCAGTCTCAATAACTGCTTCTAAGAAAAATACTAACCAGCCAGATAAGTCATTAAAGAGCCGCACTCTATCAAGTGCCTCATAATATTGAGTGCGATTTTTTTCTAGGTAATTAGAAATATAAAAACAAGGTTTTGAAAGCAATTCGTTACTCAATAGATATAATGGAATTATTAATCTACCAACACGTCCATTTCCATCTAAAAATGGATGAATAGTTTCAAATTGATAATGGAGGATAGCTATTTTGATTAAATGAGGAACAAATATATTTTCATTGTGGATAAAGTTTTCTAAATCTCCTAACAATGTATTTAATTCATTTGCAGGAGGCGGAACAAATCGAGCATCTGAGGGTTTACTACCACCAATCCAATTTTGGGTAGTTCGATAGAGTCCAGGTGTTTTCCGTTCGCCACGCACTCCAAATAATAACTTTTCATGTATTTCTTTTATAAGCCTAGTAGAAATTGGGAACTGATCATGTATGATTCTATTAATACCATGATTCATAGCAATAATATAATTTTTTACTTCTTGTTGATCATCACGTTTTTCTGGAACAAGGTCTTCAATATCAATAAAATCTTCTTCAATAGTGGTTTTTGTGCCTTCAATTTTACTAGACTTATTAGCTTCAATTGAAATATGCATTTGAATATAAAGGTCTACATTAGGAATACGTTGAGAATACATTTCTAATTTTCCTAATTCTTGGTTTGCCCTTGCTAATAGTACATTGATTTTAGGACTCATCCAAACCCATTCTTTATTAATAAGGGATGGAATAAACGATTTAAAATCTCCCATGTTTTGGAAATAACCAGATTGAAATTCTTCTACTTTTGTAGTTTCAGTAGGCATTACTGTTTTTACCTCCTTGTTGAAAAGCTGTTGTGATAAATCATAAAAGTATATTTATAAAACATGATGATAGAAATCTATTTCATCTAATACATCATCCGTTAGTTCTTTTCTCCTTACCATATGTTCAATTAAATTAACATGATGATCTATATGAAAATCATCATTAATGATATGCAGCAATTCATGCTTTACTTCATTACGCATATCTTCAAATGACATATTCTTGCGAATATAAATATTGTGGACACCTTCATCTTCCCCAGTAGATGAAATAGCTTTCACATTAGGAATATCACACTCAATAATATTAATAATCAAACTAACAACCCCTAATAGTATTATTTATTATGTTTTAATTTTAAAAGTTCAATATATTCAACTGCTTTTTCCATGTCTTCTTTGGAAATGCCACGTGATGCGGAGAATAATAAACGAGCCTCTGGGCGTGTACGTAGCATTTCAGCATACTCAGCCGTTTCAGGGTCTACATAATAACCTTCAGTTTGATTTGTTGAAGGCTCATCATAACCAATAAGCCAAACAGGACTTACATTTAAAGCATCTGCAATAATTGCAATTTTATCTTGCTTTGGTTCATATTTACCATTTAACCAGTCAGAAATTGAAGATGAACGAATACCAGTCATTTTAGATAAATCTGCTTGACTTAAATTGCGTTTTTGAAGAATTGAGTTTAAACGTTCTATAAATTGGTTTTTCATTTTAAGTTCTCCTAAATGTCTATCGATACAGCTATTATATACGGAAAAGCGAATAAAAGCAAGTATAAACTAAACTTAAACACGGAAAAGCGTTGACACAAGGTAAATACTGGGTTATCATTAAAGCACGGAAAGCCGTACAAAGAGAAGAGGTGATAGAATGGCTTTTAATTATGACTATCTTAGGATATTCATTAAAGAAAATTATGGGACAATCAATAAGTTTGCAGAGTTTCTAGGTATTGGTACTACTCAAATATACGAACGTCTTGGAAACAGAGTTCCATTTACTCAAAAGGAAATCGATAAGGTGGCAAATGAAAGTAAAGCTGAACCATTACCACCTCAAGAGATTTACCGTCTTTTTTTTACAAAGTAAGCACGGAAAACTGTGCAAGTTAGAAGAGGTGAAATCAAATGGAAAAATAAAAAGCCACTAACAAAAGTTAGTGGCAATAGATAGGATATTGGGCGCTCGTGGATGGAGTATTGGTAATGCTCCTCACCATCTATGCGTTGCACCTTACAAAGCATACAAGGCATTTACTTTGTCTTGGCTCAAGGTTGTCCTGTTGCAGCAGGAGATTCCTTGAATTCACCCAATTTGCAATTAGTAATTACTTACTAATGGGACGTGTAAACATCCTTTCTTAAACCAAAATCACGGAATTGAGCGATACCAGCGGATTTCGCTAATTGAAGCATTGGATTATTAGCTACATTTTGAGCTAATGCAAGAGCTCCTTGAATTGTTGATTGAGTTTCAAATGCTTTTGCGAATGCGTTATTTTCTGATTCTTTAATCATAGAAATAACTTTACCTGTGTTTCTGATAGTTTCTAATTGTGGTTGGACCACCAAGATGTTATCGTAAAGGTTTTTTATCCTTCACATCTACTTGTTACCAAGTAGTTCAGCATATGTCATTATCCTATCAAAAAACATTATACATGAATAAATAATGAAAATAAAACAAAGAGGTGAAACAAAATGAAAGACTTAAGACAACCAATGAACAACGCTCAACTATATCAAGTGAAAGAGTCATATAAAGATCCAATTGTAATGGAAGTGATTTCCTTATTAAAACAAAAAGAAGGACTTACATATGCAGGAGCAAATGAAATCCTTCTTAGTGTTTCTACTGTATTAGAATATGAAGCTACTTATCTTTCAAAGTTACCGTTACAGAAATAATAGTGAAAACATATGAAGAAAAAAACAATAAAATGCCCCAAATGTAATGTAGAAGTACTGGATGGAAACTTCTGTGAACATTGTGGGGCGAAATTAAAAGAAGAATGTGATTGTTGGGTATTAAAGAAAAAATATAATTGTGGTTTAGCTGAATGTAAAGGTCATCAATTCTTCATTGAACGGCTCAAGAGGAAAAGTTTTTCTTAATACGTTTAGATATAACTGATACAGAGGAAATACAGATGAAAGAAATTAAAGAACTAATTAAAAACAGACTAAAAGAGGTATTAACAGTCCCATATAAAGATGATGTAGATGAACAATTGCGTTCACATGCGGTAAAAACATATATCAGCTCAATCATTATGATAGATGACTACATGAAAGAAGAGCAAACCAATAAATGATTTGCTCAACAGGATTTAATCTAAATAGTTAAGAGGAAACACAAATGGAAAAGAATGGTAATGCATTAATGAATGAAATGCGAAAAGAGGTTAGTCAAAGGCGAGTTGTTAAGTTGATTGAAGCTAAGACCATTATTAAAGAAGTAATACATTATGATCCAATTGAAAAATCAAAACATAGAACAATAGTTAACATGATTGATGAAGCAATTGTGGATGAACTTAAAGTCCAAGAAAACCATATAAATAAAACTGCAAATAAAGTAGAAGTCATTACTAATCCTAAGCTAAAAGAACATATGAAGTTAGCACTAAATAGTAACTCGTTAGAGTATGACAATAGATTATCTATTGATGAGGCTGTAAATCATTTAGCAGATACATTTATTCAAATGAAAAACATTATGGACAGAGTGGCAATTGAAGATTGTTGGTACACGAAAGCATTTGGGAAAGAAGTAGAAAATGCCCTTATCACAATGGCTGTAATAAAGGCATTTGGAATTGGGAAAAAATCTGAACGTTATTTAGGTGTTATTAAGAAAGTAGTAAGAGAACAAGAGGGTATTTAAATGGATAAAAAAGAAGAGCTGGATTTAATTATGAAAGAGATACATAGGCAAGCAATGCTGAGTTGCACCCTAAGCGGGATTGCGGTAGGAATATCCAGTTTAGCATTAATAATAGCAATACTTAAAATACTTCAGAAATTTTCAATAATTTAAAAGAACTTAAATATTATTGAGATAAAAATGAGGTTAAAAATGGACGGTTATACATATATATTATTAACTTTGGGATTTCTCTTTTCAACGTTTATTAACGTTACAGTAGCGGGGTTTTTAACATTAAAAATGGCTGAATTTATAGAGAAGAAACTTTTTGAATTAGAGACAAATTTTCTTAAAGCTAGAAGCTAGCTCAGTTAAATATCCGTTGTAGGTGACTATTTCAAAATCTGAATAATCAGATAATGGATTATTGCAATCAGAAACTATAAGTGAATAGAGTTCAGTTTCTTTAAATCTAGCAATAGAATCCGCATTTTCAGAATCAACTAAAATACCGCTCAAGTTTCTGGTTGGTATTGAAATTAAGCCTAATCGATTTAGGTTTGCTATAGAAATACAGTGTGATTGGTCAAATTCTTTAAAGTTTTCTGACAAATATATATCTGTTATAGAGGATGATAAATTCGGGGTGGATTTTCTTCTTAAAAGACATCGTAAAAGGGAGGTAGGATTCTCAAATTCTGCAAGTATTTTAGCATCAGTAGGGTTCATTTGTTTTAATATTTCAATAAATGAATGATGAACTAAATTTCTTTTTCGATCGTCCATATCAGCGGTTATTAATTTGGAAAACATTTCTCTAATAGATTCTTCCTCTATGTAATACTTAGAAGCTTCGATTGCAGGACCGATAATACTTAATCGTGGTTCAACTCTATTATTTTCGGGAATATTAGAAAAATTTTCTTCAATACTACGCTTGTATTCTAAAAGTGAATGCTCATGCTTAATAACTTGTTTTTTAGACCAAGTATTTATATAGGAAAAGCAACCATTCCAAACATTTGCTAAGGTTTCGCCTGCAGCACTTGCGACAGGGTTTAAGACCTTATTTACTGGTTCTGGCAAATTGAGAGTGAGATTTAAATCCATAAAAAGACATCCTTTCTAGAATATTTGAAGTATTTCTAATAAAAAAGCAATTAAAAGTAAAGTGATATTAATTGAGTGAATCAATAATCAACAATAATAGAAAAATTCTTACAAGGTGATTATACCAATTATAAAAATAAGATGAAATAGAAAGGGCGATTATAAATGTTATTAATTGAACTTGAAGGGAAGGCAAACAAAATGCAAGGAGAAAAGTTTATTAAAGCATATGAGCAAGTATCTAATGGAAAGAAAGAACTAGAGAAAGGTATTGAAGCTTTAAAAGAACTAGGAATAAAAGTTAACGTGGATTATTTAAATATAAGACGTGATTAGAAGGAGTAGTGAAAATGGAAAGTGTTCAACCAAAATACGTGCCTATTAGCACATTAGCTAAGATATGGGGACGGAGCAAAATGTATATCTATAGAAGAATAGATATGATCCGCAATGAAGGTAGATTTAATGATATCTGCTTGCAACCAGGACCACAACAAACGCTGGTACATGTAGATAGATTTGAAGAATGGATGAAAAATAATCATCTAAAGTGGCTAAAAGGGGCATAGAAGATGAACATTATAAATCTAATTACGACTGTGCAATGGTGCTTAGGGATATTAGGGTTAGGACTATATTGCGGAATTGAGCAAGCGGAAGGCTTGCAAATATTAATTAATGTAGTTCTTACGCTGACAACTGGCATCACAATTTGGATGTTAGGCATGGTTAAGGAGGTGATAACCAATGAAAAGCAAAAAAGAAAAAGCCTTAGATCTACTAAAAACATATTTAATGTTTGACGAGGAAGAAATGCAAGTTTTAAGGGAACACATTACATCAATCAGTGTAACCAATAAATGTGCAAGTTTAGACTTTACTATTCTTGCTAATGGATGCGCTATCTTTGTTAAGAGAAAAACAGGGGAGTATGTGATACGCATAACAGGTAAAGGCCCAATTAAAGAAAACAAAGTATATCTTGCATTAAGGGCAAGAGAAATACTGCTTAATGCGGTGGTGTGCAATGAGTAACCACTGCAGGATATGTAGCATATGTGATGAGTGCAATAAAAAAAGCCATGCCTACATACACTGTAGACAGGCTAAAGGGATTATATGTATGGAACATT